AGTAAAACTGCTCCCACTAGTGCAGCAGAGCTCAAGTCAGAGGATAAAGAAGGAGCGTTCCAATCAAATGAACAGATGATTGAAGAAAGAAAGAGACCAGATCCATATTTGCAAAACAGGAAAATTCTACCTTTCAATGAAACTACAGCTACTATATCCACGGAAGATTTTTGCGGACATTTAGCCAAAGGCTCAGTACTAATCTGTGTTTCAGACAAAGAAGGTAATGTGAGTCGTTGTGAAGGTTCCTTTGTGAAAGAACGCGTGTTGCGTATTCCCCGCCATGTTTTCATGACAGTGGGCGAGGTTTTCACTCTAGAAATTTTCTACAATGCTCATCATAAAGATGAGGTCATTTTTGACAAGAGGGTTGTCAATGGAAGGCAAATCTGGCAAAATTTGGGACAGGAAAATGTTGTGTTGCACTTGACTGACGTCAGATCTTTTGGTAAAAGAGACCTGACAAAATTTTACGGAGAGACAATGTTAGACACTCCTGTGTATTCTGCAAACATCATTACTTTTGATAAGAGTGATTGGAAGAAACATAGGTACAATGTTTATGACATAGAGAACGAAAGTTATCAGTGCACACTTAAAGACCAGAGCGGCGAAGAAATCTATCGAGCTAGAATCGAAGGTTATACTGCTCGGTATGAAGGGTTGGTTCCTGTAAAAGGATTGTGTGGAGCTACGATTTATTCTAGCTCAAAACCACATTATATTATAGGAACACACAACGCTGCAGACAGTGAAGGAAATCCCAAGATATGTCCAATTTTGAGACACGAAGTTGAAGAAGCTGTGACGAAATTGATTGAGAACAGTTATTATGCTCAAGTGGATACATCTGATACATATGAGTTCCATTCCAACAATGTGAGAGACAAGAATTTGCATCCTATGAATGCGTGCAACAACTTTTCTACTTACACTGCAGTTGAAATTTTTGGAGATATTGGGAGAAATGGCAATACTAAGTTTTCAACAGTCGAAACTCCTATGGCTAAAGAAGTTTTGGAGTTTTTCGGTGTTTCTGAAAACCCTTACGTAGTTCCACCATCAAAAGGTTCAACAGTCAATGGTGAGTTCAAATGTCCATGGGTAAATTTGATCAATGAGCTGAATATATGTGAGTGCAAGATTCCACAATCTTATCTAGAGAGAGCATACAATGCTTCCATTCTGGAGATTGACAGATTGTTGGACGACTACCTTCAAGATGACGATGTGTTGACTAGAGTGTTGACTATTGATGAGGCATTGAACGGGCTTCCAGGCGTCAAGGCCGCTAATGGAGCTAAAATGTCTACATCAGCCGGAATCAAGTACGGTGGGAAGAAAGGAGACCATGTTGTGAC